GCGCCGGCGCACCACGGTTTTCCATGCGTCGGCCAGCGCGCCCTTGAGGTTGGAGTAGTTGCTCTTGCTCCAGTCCATCGTGACCTGCTCGCGCGTCTGGCCGGTGCAGGCGGCGAAGACGCCCTGCATTTCTTGCGCGAAGGGCGCGAACTCGGTGTGCGGGTGCGCGCCCTCGACCTGCTCGATCTTCTCGCCGGGCGCCAGGGTGGGCACGCGCACGCCGCCCATCATCGCCGGGCGGTCCCGGTGCCACTCGGCGCGTAGCGACTGGTAGCGCGAAAGCTCGGCATCGCTGCCGTCGTCCAGTGCGTTCTGCACCTGGACGGGGTCGTACGGGCTGGTGACATAGGTGCCGAGCACGCTGGCCAGGGTGGCGGCCTGCAGCTCGACGCCGTAGTAGCGCGCGAGCATGCGCATGTGCGCCAGCACCGGCGTGAAGATGCCGATGCCGCGGGACTGGCCCGCGCGCTTCTTCTCGTAGCCGTGGAAGACGCGCTGCCAGCCGTCCGGGTCGCGCTTCTCGACGCGGTCCCATTCCATGCTCTCGACCGCGTTGTACCAGTCGTTCTGGTGCGCGCGGCGGATGTGGTAGGCGATCGGCACACCGTCGTCGTCCAGCTCCACACCGCCGCGCAGGAAGCGAGAGTCCACCCGCTGGTAGGGATTAGACAGGCGGTCCGGGTCGATGACCAGGAAACTGGTGGCGTACTGGGCGCCGCCGGCGCCGACGAGATCCGGCTTCCAGTAGCTGATCGCGAGCGAGTCGCCGTCGATCAGCTTGTGCGCCAGCATCTGGTACCACTGCTGGCCCAGGGTCTGCTGCTGCGAGACGTCGTTGTAGTGGTTGACGTCGTAGGCGAAGGTGCGGAAGCGCGCCTCGACATACTTGCGGAATTCGTCCGCCCACACCGCGTCGAAGGCCTTGTCCCAGCGCTGCAGGGCCCGGTAGTCCGGCGACGCATGCAGGCGCAGGTCGCATCCCAGGGTGTTGTCCAGGATGCGCATGATGCCGCCGACGATCCAGCCGTCGTTGCGGTACAGATCCCGGCTGCGCGCGACCATGCGGTCGCGGAACTGGTTGATCTCGGCGTCCGGGCTGCGGATCCACGGCAGCCAGTTGCCCATCTCCTGGGTCTGCCAGTTCGCCGCATCGTAGGGGAACACCCCGCCGATGTAGCTGCCCGGGTACTGCTGCCCGGTGTCGGCGCGCGCGCGCAGCGGCTGGCCGCTGCGGTCGACGAGCACCGGCATGCTGGACTTCGGGGCGGCCATCAGAAGAACGGCGCCATCGCGGCGCGGCGGTTGATGCGCTTGCCGGTAAGCACGTCGATCTGCGACTGCAGGCCAATGATGGCTTGCACCATGTCGGCGATGTTCGCCTTGGTGTAGGTCACCGACTTGTTGCCGTCGCCCTGGGTGTAGGCGGCCACCTCGATCTTGCGACCGGACAGCAGGTCCAGGTAGTCGGCCTGCATCTGCGCCAGGCGCGTCTGCAGCGTGCCGACGTCGATGCCGTCGAGGATGCTGGGGCGCGGGCTGCAGGACACGGCGGATCCTTCAGGCCAGGCGGCTGGCCAGTGAGCGCCGCGGTTGCTGACCTGCAGGCGGCGCCTCCCCTGGTTTCCCATGGGAAACGGGCGGAGGCGCCGCCGGCGACGGTGCAGAAGCGGCGGGCGCGGGGTTGTCGGCTGCGGCCGGCGCCTGGGCGTCGACCATGATGTTGCTGTCCCAGGGCGCGGCCCAGGGGAACGGCTTGTCCCAGTTGATGCGCGACAGGCCATGCAGGTGCGCGCAGACGTGGGACAGGACCATCAGGTCCAGCGCCTCGTTGCGCGCGTGGGCCGTCTTCTTCTCCCAGCGGCCGTCCGCCAGGCGGTGCTCGGCGGCGAGCTGCTCGAAGAATGGGTGCGGCGCTTCCTTGGCGCGCAGGGCGCGCGGGAAGTGCACGTAGAGCGGCCCCGGCTCGGCGACCTTTAGTTGGGCCGCCAGTGCATCCTTGAACAGGTTCGGGTTGAAGCTGGCCAGCGGCACCTGGCCGCGGGCGACCTTGCCGGCCTTGCGCTGGGTGTCCGGGTAGACGACTACCAGGCGCTGCGCGGTGAGCGGCTTGGCGCCCTTGGACGGCATGAGCGACCAGGCCTCGCGGCCGCTGATCTGGCCATAGAGGCGCAGCTTGCGGTTGCGCTGCCAACGGATGAACGCGGCATAGGCCTGCTCGGTGACACCAGGCACTCCCTGCGAGTCGAACATGCCGCCGCGCGGACGCATGCGGCGGCCGCTGCCGTCGGCCAGGGGCCAGCTAGCGGCGAAGACCTGGTCGAAGAGCCGGTCCCAGTCCTCGGGTGAGATGTCGACCGCGGCGGGCAGCTTGCCGTGCTCGACGACCCAGCTCTCGCCCTTGACGCCCCATCCTCGGACGAGCCACTCGAAGTGCGCGGCCTGGACGTCCGCGACCACGGTGATGAAGCGCACGCCATCCGGCACGATGCCGCGCTGTAGGCCGGCCTCGGCTCGATCCGCCAGGGTGTTGGCGTCGATCGAGCCCTCGGTCCTGAGCGTGAGGCGCGGATAGCCCCACTGCTTGGCCATGACCTGGTGGAAGGTCTTGCTCTCTTCCTCGCCGCCGTTTTCTGCGGCGCGCTCGGCCTTGACGCGGGCGCGCGCCAGGGCGCCGATGCCGCCGTCGACGAACAGGCTCATGGCGCCGACGATCCAGAAGCCGGCGATCTTGCGCGGCAGCAGCTCGCCGGTGACGACGCCGTCCTCGGAGATCTCCTGGCCGAGGCCGACATAACGGCCGTAACGGAGCATCTCGCGCCGGTAGCTGTCCTCGATCATGCAGCCTGCGCTGGGGCAGACCAGGCGCGTCTCCTGCTCGATCTCCTCGAGCGAGGCGTTCGGCGGGTACCAGAGCGCCATGTGGCGCGCGGCGATCGGGATGGGGCTCGACCAGGCGCCGCACTGCGGGCAGGGCCAGTACCACATGCGCCGGTCACTGTCCTTGTACCAAGCCAGGATGCCGGCGTCCCACTTGTCGATGTCCAGGCCGTAGGCCCGGTCCGGGTGGCTGAGGCCCAGGATCTTGCCGTAGCGCCCGAAGTTGGTGATGCGCACATCGAACTGCGCCTTCACGTCGCCGAGCGCGGCGACATAGGCGTCGATCTCGTCCGCGACGATGCGCGGCGCGGTCTTGCTGATGAGGTTCGCCTGCGTGCAGCCGAGGAACTCGGCGCGCATGCCGGCGAACTGCTTGAACTTGATGCTGCGCTGCTCCGGCCGGCGGCCGAGGCGGTCGGCCAGCTCCGGGTGGAGCTCGATCATCGGGTTGATCTGCGCCTTGACGTAGGCGTCGCGCAGATCGTCCGTCGGCATGTACCAGAGCAGGTCGCCCGGATCCGTGGCCACCGACTTCAGCAGCCAGTTCTCCGCGATGCTGGTCTTGCCGCTGCGGCCCGGGCCGACCACCGCCACCGCCTGGTGGAGCAGGGAGGTGAGGCACTCCATCGGCTCGACCAGGTACGGCGCGAGCTCGTGCTGCCAGGGGCCGGAGTAGGCGCCGGCGGAGTTGGCCAGCTTGCGCTTGCGCGCGGCGTACTGCGCGACGGTCTCCCTGGCGCGTGGCCGCAGGATCTCCAGCTGCTCGCGCACCACCTGGCGCGCGGAGGCGTAGGGCACGTCGAGCATGGTCAGGCCAGCAGCTGCATTAGGTCGTCGACCAGCTTCTTACGCACCTCGCCGATGAGCTCGCGCACGCGCTCGGTCTTGACCTCGTCCAGGCCCAGGACCTTCACGACCTGGTCGGGAAGGGTGTCCAGGTTGCGGCTGAAGATCGCTAGCGCTCCGGCGACGGTCTGCCGCACATCTTCGCGATCGAGTAGCTCACCGCGGTCACGCCGCAGCTTGTCTTCCATCAGCTCCGCGGCGACGGTGTCGCGCCGCTGCTTCGCCGTTGCTTCCCCCTGGTGCTGCATCGGCGCCTTCGGCGGATCCGGCTGCTTCGCCGGTTTGGCCTCCTCGCCCGCCGTCTTCGGCTTGCGTCCGCCCTTCTGCTTCGCCCCGCCGCCGGCGGCCAGGTACTGGATCACCGTCGCGAGGTTGAAGGTCCATCCGTCGGGGCTATCCCCGCGCGTGCGCACTGGGAAATTCGATTCGCGCTCCAAAACGCGATCGAGGCGGGGCCGGCTCCAGCCCAACTCGGCGCACAGCTCGGCCTTGTTGAGCTTCGAAGTGTCAGCCATATCAGCCACTTAGTGCGT